GCACTTACCGATTATGGTAGAAGCGACTCATTTCAACTTCAAAACATGGATTCTGAATTTAGATTTTGGGAACAAGTAAAAACAGAAATAGAAAAGCTATGAGCAAGGTAACAATAGAATTTGACCGAGTAGAAGAGGCGGATGAACTGCGTACTGCTCTCGATGGGTTTAAGTACAAGATGTTTATCTGGGACCTAGACCAAAAGCTTCGCAGCGTACATAAGTACGGAAACGCCCTCGAAGGATCAGGAGAAGCCACTCCAGAAGAAATGGACGTATGCTACAGGTTACGAGAGTACATCCGCCAGGAACTACAGGACAGTAATTTAACAATAGAGTAGATATGGAAAAGAAACAAACTGCGGTTGAATGGTTAGTAAATCACATTACTGAAGACCAAATAATAAAAGCAAAATCAATGTATGAATGGTTAGAAATCTTTGAACAAGCCAAGCAAATGGAGAAGGAGCAGATTGAAATGGCAATGGGTACTGGTTTTAATGATGGATGCGCATATATGTACGATGGTAAACCTGAGTTTAAAAATCCTGAACACTACTACAACGAAACTTAAGGAGGTCAAGATGAGTAAACAGACAGCTATAGAGTGGTACAGTAACGCAGTTAATGCTATATTAATAGCAAGGCAAGATAACAAAATTGACGATGAGTTATTTATTCAAAACCTATTAAATGCAAAACTTCAAGCTAAACAAATAGAGAAGCAACAAATTGAAGATGCTTATGATATGGGATATTTAGACTACCAAAATCTAACACACGATTCATCGAAAGAATATTTTAACAAAACTTACGGAAATGGCTGATATAAGTAAATGCAACCCAGGGACAAGTTGTCCCCATAAAGAAAAGTGCTACCGATTTACAGCACCTGCTGATGAATACCGTCAGGCGTATTTTTCAAAGCCGCCAATCAAGGAGGACGGAACCTGCGACTTTTTCTGGGGACAGGCTCAAACAGACATCCTCTCCCAACTCAAGGAGATCGTCAAGGGATAGTTTTACCTTTTTGAATTTTTACTATTGAAGTAAGTTGCTTTTTGTAACAAAAACATAGGTAAAATTGTTACCACACTATAGTATGGTATAGCAGTCATTAACCCCAAAATTTGACTGTAAGAACCCTATTTTAATACTAAAGTGTGGTTTTTCCGTCACAATTTTAGCATACTTTTGTGACAAACAAAGGACAGTAAACCTCTTCCACTGGCAAATGTTTGATCGTGGAAAATAATCCCCGGAATCAGCCCTTTAGTGGAAAATAATCAACATCAATTCGGAATATAGCCGAGTTACTGCATGAATTTTTCCAAAAAACCTCATGTCAAGTTTTCTGTGCCATTTAGTTGACACCGACAAGATGGTTAGTAGATGTAACCAACTCATTTATTTTTTGCAGAGTAAACCAAGCTTTGTATATTTGTGTATTATTAATAACAAAAAAACAATGGCAATTAAGAAAACAACCGGTATGGGTACAACACCCAAGAAGCCAACTCAAAAACCTAACCCATACACCACAAAACCAAGTGTAAGCAAAACAACATACACAAGAAGCGGTGTTACCTTTGTAAAGAATCCTGACGGAACATTCTCAAAAAAGACTAAATAAACATATAAAAAACCATGGCAATTAAGAAAACAGTTAAGATGAGTGCAGCACCTAAAAAGGTAGCACCTAAGACATCAAATAAAAAAGTAGAAGCTTCTAAAAAAGTAGTGCTTAAAAAAGCAAATTCTAGTAAGAAAGATCCAGGAAAGGGAGTCTTTCAAACAATAAAAGACACAACAGCCGCATTAAAAAAAGCACCTGCGCCTAAAGACTCAGCAGATTGGGCTAAAATCAGTAGAATGAGAAATTCAGAGGCTTTAAATGCAGGAATCAGAAGGTCAGCAATTTTAAACCCTAAAGGCTACGAAGAAGTTTTAAGACTTGAAAAAAAGATGACTGAACAAAATGAAAAATTCAAACCAGCAAATAGAGGTTTGCGTTGGAAAGACTAAATAAAAAAATACTTCGCAATGAATAAGCCTCGCAAGAGGCTTTTTTTATGCCCTCTCATTTTTTTACCGCCAAAAATTTTTTTTCACCCTGGTCCCCACATCCTGATCAGCATTATGCAAGAAACGCATTTTGCGATACCACCCCCCCCATTACAAAAATTACAAACCCAATAGAATCGGGATACTCACCGATGGACAAACCGCATTTTGGCCCATATTATTATAATCTTTAGAATAGATTTCGTATCTTTATATAGTCACAAAAAGGGGATCAAGGGGATACCCAATCCAAAACAAAAAGGGGGCGAGATGTGGACAGAGGGGGGTTTACCATGCGACATCCCACCACGCGATCCGGTTGGAGATCAGGTTTTCCGAACCCACCCCCCCAGGAAAAAGCTGCTACGGATCAGGTTGAGCATCGCGCTACAGTTGGTTCTTCTCGCTTCCATTCGATAGGCAACATTCAATCCAAATCGCGTAGCAATATCACAACACCATCGGCACAATATAAACGCTCTACTGCCGTCACGAATCGCGTTGTCCTATGGAATATCTGCCGAATAAATATGTTAGCAACTTTGTTCGTAACTATTCAGCAAACCTATTGCATATTTACTACGGATTCACTAAGGCATTCATTGTTCATAACATTGTTCGTAACTCTATAAAGGTTAATGTCGAATGAACCACAACATTTCGTAGCAAACCTATTCAGCGTTCAAGCACTAATTCCATAGGCAATTCAAAATCGAATACAAATCACATCCAATTGCGAGGAAATTATGGTGCATCCTAAATCATTTTTGGGTGCTTCATTATAGGTCTAATTTGCCTCGTATGTGCTTTACAGTTGAAAATATGCACTTTTTTTTGTGGTGTTTTTGGTACTTAAAATGCTAATTTCCAGGCTCTTGCGTTAGGATTCCAATAATGGCTCTAAAAAATGTTTGGAATGTTTTGAATAGGGTTTGTAGGTTTGCAGAGCATTCAACGGAATGGCGAACATTGAAAGATTGGTTATTACTCCGCAACTGAATAGTTATATGCCTTTACATATGTGAATATCTAAAGCGAGGAATTAAAGAGAGCAACTACCAACCTAATATAAATAACAAGAGGAGCAACCTACAACCTTGACTACACGAGTACAATAAACGAACGGAGCAATCTTAATAGAGGAAACGAAAGTGTGAAGTAGGGACGCAAATAGCGGGAAAGCGTATAAAGTCCGCAGTTCTTTGACGTAATGGAAATAATCTGAAATGCTTGGAGAGATGTGTATACATCTGATGGTTCGATTCCATCCATTTCGCTATACTTAATACATAAAACAAAATGAAAAAGTCAATTGCCTTCGAAACATTCTTATTCGCTTGTATGCTAATAAGCACAATCATCATTCTAATTTCAATGGTGGAGAGAGATGTTAACTTATGTGAATTCGCATTCTTTACCTTCCTTATATCTGCCGTATCACTAATCATTAAACTGAAGAAGTAAATCAATCAAAAATTTTAAGATGCAGTCCAACTGGAAATTGCATAAACACTAACAAAATAATAAATTTAAGACATGGAAAAGAAAGTTTTCACAATCGATGGTACAAAGAAATTCACCTTTGTAGGTTACACTAATGGTAATCGTTGGAACGGATGGTTTACTCCCTACTTCAGCGAGGAGACCACGAAGAGCATTTGCGCTGAACAAGATAAATTGATAGCGGAATTTGGAGAGGAAGCGTTTGTGAAGTTGTGGATTAACGAGGATGGATTCCTCTGCATCTCGGATGAGGGTGAGACATATGTTGTCTCTGAAGGTATTCAGTACATAGACGGAGTAAGACACTACTGTTTTGACATGGGTTGGGTTTGGGAAGAGGACAATACATTCGAAAGATTCCTTGAGGAATTAGATTCGTTCTCGGTTGACCTATTCAGTATGACCAACGAAGATATTATGTATGACTTAGGGTACTACATCAAAGAACTGAAGGAGTACGGAATTAAAGTTCAGATGTCTCCAAACGGAGCGACTCTGCTTCACAATGTAACACAAGCAATCAATCAATTCATTAACCAATAATTTTTAAGACCATGACAAAGAGAGTAACCAAGAAGTACATCTACGAAGCGTTCGAGAAATACTATAGAACTGCTGACTGCGATAGATACGGACAACTGAAGACGATAGATGTCTTTCAACTATTTCCAACATCTAAATGGGGAGTAGGAAAGATTGAAGGTGCTTTGCCTACTGAAGACTGCGTTGCGTACATCATCGCAAAGGATATGGTCACTGTAAATACTTACGGATATCAGTATGGAACTTACAAGGGGATAGCACCTTGGGGAACATTCAGAGATGCGAAGTTGGAGCAGATATGCAAGGAAGCATTTGCTCAAAACGAGTCAAGAAATAATTGTAACAATTGGTAATAAAAAAAACAAACAAGAAAATGAAAGATTTAAGAATCCCTATGCTAAAGCAAGACGCTTCAGCGCAAGACATCATCAACTACCTAACTTGGTTAGAGAATTCACCTTACGCTTATCACCTAGACGATTGTCCTACGGATATCATTTGGGAAGTTGAGACGAGTGAAGAATACGTTAACCTACTCAAATGGAATCACGATGTGATGTGGAGCAGTTGTATGGCTGACTTCCTTTGGGACAACTACGGAGAGAACATCTCTGAAGACGAAAATTTTTAATCACCTAATGCCTGATCAGTATGAAAAGCACAATGAAATTAGAGAAATCCATCTTCATTTTTGATGGTCACAACGGAACTTATATCCCACAATTGTTTGCAGAGGAGATGATACATCCTTCGTGCCTATATGAATTCAATACGGAGAGAGGAGATGCCTTGTTAACTGAGATGTTGAATGACCTAATCCAAGGGAGAGACAACGAATACTATTGGGACAATTGGAATACTATCATCTCTCACTACAACGAGATGCGTAAAATTGGAACGAACGAATTGTTCTACCTAACGCAAACTGAGGATGGTGACCTTTGGTTAGTTCACGAGGATGAACTTGAGGAATGGAATGAGTACGAAAGCGGAGAGCAGAAAGACTACAACCAATTCGTGCTTGTTGTAAGCGAAGTAGAAGAGCAATTAGGTAATTACTATTGCTACATCGAAGATTGGAAAGGAGATGTTGTTTGGGAATGTGACGATGAGGGGGTTGCCGATTTTAAATCTGACGGTACTCTGGTCAACCTTCCGCACGAAGACCTTGACCTTTTACTCACCTACCTACGCTCTATAGATAGACTTGGAGCAGAATCAAAATTAAGACTTAGTAATTCAATCCTTTAATCCCTTTTAAGAAAATGAAGACAACACATCAAGACAAAGTAATGAATGCCGTTAACGATATTTGTTACGACATCAATCGCAGAATTTTGCACATGGATTATCAGCAAGAGAAATCAATTCGAGAATATCTTGAGAACGAATTCGACAACTATCAGCGAGACTGCGAACAATTTATGTTATGCGATTTCGAGATTCGAGACATTGCTCACATTCTAGATATAAACACAACTTGCATACTAGACATTTTAGTGGATCTCGGATTTGCAGCTTACGAAGAGGAAGAGAACTAATCAAAATCAAAATCAATAATTAAAACTTAAAGACAAGTGAAAAACACAAATTTAAATTGGGGGATTCCTGGCGAAGACCAAACGGTGAACGGATACACTAACATTGAAACCTTCACAATGATTTCACACATCCACAATAACCAAGATTGGATAGAAGATGCATTCGACAACATCAGAAGGTATAACAATCCAAACAACTTGAAAGCAAATTTTCAAGAGGAGATATTTAACGGAAGAGCGTTGTCGGATATATTTGGTCTAATGTCCTTCGATAGAATCAATTTTGAAGAGATATTCGAGAGCATGAAAGAGATGATGCCGAAAGAGGAGAAGTTCACCATTGGTGACTATCTGATGATTGTGGACGGAGAAGGACTGAAGTTCGGATGGAAAGGTAGAATCTTCCAACACGATTGTACTTATAGAGAAGCATTCGCAAGAGCAGAAGAGATTTGTGTTGAGGATTGTGCTTGTGGTAGAGTATACAACGTGAATCAGAATCGTTTCGTGAAGGTAACACACCAATGGAGATTCGTTGAGGAATCAGATAGATGGATATCTGAATGGAAAAACGAGAACTATGAGATTGTCGGAATCAATTACTTCCAAGGTCACGATTCCTTCGATGACCTTCAAGATGACTTCTTCTTGCCTGATCTGAAACTTACTGAAAAAGTATTGGCGAAGCATATGCCTACTGACGATGCTATTTGGTCAGTCTTCCACGAGGAGAATATCAGCAAGGAAGAATTGATTGAGAGACTCTATTTGGCTCACGCACAAGCAACATTCTTGTTTGACCAATTGATTGAACTATGTAATGGTGAAGATAACAAAATGGTCATGGAACTATTTTACTCGCACAACATCAAGATACTTACTGACCTAACAACTGACGAATACAAATTTGACAAGTAATATGAAAACAATAGAACTAAACACAAACGAGATAGAGAGAATCGCAATCATTCTCAACGATTATCTAAATGAGCAAGAGCCTGGTCTGATAGATTTGGATAGAGACTTCGTGTTGGATGACAAGACATTCGTCATCATTTGGATTGAAGGAAGGTATTCAATTGACCAATCCTTTCGACAAGGACAAATGCAGCAGAGACTTGAATTCGAATGCGAGACATTCCTTGTTCACGATGCCGATGACAACGAGCATCCACAAGAATGCGAATTACTATCATTCTCGGATAGCGAGACTTATTTCAGTCAAGGAAACGGATATTACATTTAATAAATCAAACCAAGTGAAAAAGAACAATCAGAACGAAACGCTTAATTCACGCATTGCGGAACTGCGTTGCATCCAAGAACAAGAAATCCAAAACAACTTCGCCAATGGTGACCTTTGGAACAACTGCGAAGATGCTATTTGGTGTCTCGGTAGATTCGGACAAGAGAACTTCCCCAAGTCTACCTACAATGAGAACGGTGTAAAAAATGGATATGAACTAAATGACGGAACACAAGTTCATTTCGGATGGAGTATTAATAATCAATAAAAAAAACAACAAATCAAATCAATAATTAAACAATCAGAAAAAATGGAGAAATTTAGAATCACAAGGCATTCATGCATCACCACACTGGACTCTTATGAGCATGGAGAACAACAAGAAGTCAACGCTCACACGATTGAGCGACACGAGGAATTCGATTCGATGGAGCAGCTTTTTGAACATCTTAATGCCCACATTGGAGCAGACTACAACGCTGACGATTTTGAGATTACTGAAGAAGCAATCTATACGGATGTCCTCTGCAAATATGTCAACGGTTTTTACTTCAGAGCATCCATTCAAGATGTCTCTCTTTGGAGACAAGGTCTAATTGACCTTTACAATTGTCACCACATATTCTATGTGGAGAGAATCATCAAGTTGAAGTTCACGAAGGAAGACGATAAAGAATCTCTCTTCAGCATATTAGGTAACGCATTAAATCCAAACAACTAAAAACATAAGACGATGGATAAAATTAAATGGGCGAGAAAAGACTCTGCAACTGGCAAAGGAATGGACAAAGGTTATTGCGTCTACGATGGTGATGCCTACTTCGTGAATGAATCTGACCTAATCAAGTACTTGCGAGAGCAGAATGTTGACGAATACAACGAACTATCGGACGAATTTCTTCTGAAGGAAGCATACGAATGCGAGGACTACTACTTTACTGAATGGGACATTGAAGATAGTGATTACTACTACGAAGAACAAGCGGACGGAACATTAATAGAAATCAATAAATAAATCAAAACAATGAAAAAAGAAATCACAGAAAAACATTTGCAAATTATCAATCAACTTGCAATGCAAGTCCTGATCAACTTGACTGAACAAAACATATTCGACAAGGATTCAGAAATCTTTGAAGACTTGAAGAGCATCACTAAACTTTGTCAACTTCCCGAAACGATATCTGATTACGCAGAAGAGAAACCAATTCGAATGAAGACCTTGAATGTAGTCAAGGCATCTCGATTCCTTGATTGGTATTTCTCTGATGCGTCAGAGATACGAGAATTCGGAAGTGCAATGGTTGAGCAATTAGAGACATTTGGTACGGCAGATATTTCAGTAGAGCAATTGTTTGACGGATGCGGATACATTCCTCAAGACATTTGTGATTACGCTGAAGGGGATGAGGAATACTCTCCATCGGATATAGAATTGATTAATGACCTTAAATAATAACTTAACACAATAAATAACATGGGATTTTTTAGTTGGAAAACAAGCGACACGAATCGCTCAATCAGTAACACATACTCAAACAAAGGAACATTCAGAGTAGTAATGCTAATGCCTAACGGAGACAAGTTTGTCGAAGAGGATTACGAAGGATACGGTGTATTCGGAGGAATTGATTTTTACGATGCCGTCTACGAGCTTAACAAGGACAATCCAAACTTTGCTGATATCATTTCGGCTGAACGAGAGAAGAGGAGCATAGGAATTGACTTGGCTTTCAATCACAAAGGGATTATCTTCCCAAGATTCGTAGAGGATGACTCTCTCGCCTGGGGTGATGTAGAAGATTCAAAGAACTGCCCATCGCAAGGATTCTTCAATTAATAATAAGAAACACATGAAAAACTATTGGACAAAACAAGCCGAACAAATGTTAGTCGGTAAGGTCATTAAATCAGTAAGGTTTATGACAAAAGAAGAAATCGAAATGAACGGATGGTACAACAGCACAATCGTTATCACCTTGGATGATGGGGTTGAAATATATCCATCGCAAGACGAGGAAGGAAATGATGTCGGGGTGCTATGCCTCACCCACAAGAATCAGTTCGGGTTGATTCCTAAACTATCGGGGGACGAAATATGAGTAACCTATTTGACAAAGTGATGGTGGTGGTATACATCGTCTTGCTCCTGGTCTTATTCGTAGCATTGCTCACCAAGTCTATCGGAGTCATATGCGTAGCAGCAATAATGCTCCCGATAGTTCATATCATCTGCAATCTCGAATGAGAATTTAATCATGGATAATCTTAAAAGGATGTTGTTAATTCAGCATCCTTTTTTTTTGTGCCTAATTTTCAGAGGGTTATACCTTATTTGAGCCAATCCTGGTCCTCCTGATCTGATTTTCGCCTGATCACCTGGCGTTTTCAAAAAAATTACTATCACTTTCTGCAATAGGCAAGACGGTGCAAAGTTTTGATTTTATTGGCATTTATAGTACATTTGGTTTGGAAAAACTTCTCGCACACATTTTACACCACAAGAATAGTTTGGATACCACGCAAGACAACAAGACACAGAAAAAGGTTATTGGAGATTCCCTATTGATGTCCTTTATTAAGATCTGCCGTTCTCATGCAGATGTGTTAAACATGGCTTATATTAACCATATGTGCGGTAACGGACAGCGTTGGATGAGCGATATTGTGGGTAGAAAGAAGCCAATCAGAGACCGAGACAAGGTCATGAAGGTCATCAATTCCATCCTCCAATATTGTGACGAGGTAGAGGAAATGAGAGAGAAAATTGAACGCCTAAAGCATGAAATCGAAGCACAAGTATAGAGCGAATTGGCTCACCTATTTTGCCGAGAAGGACATCAACCCGAGGAACGCACTAAAGATATTCCGACCAGAGTTTGATCCGGTTAAGGTCAAGAGGATGATGTCTTTGTTTCATGGAAAGATGATTTTCGAAGAGCAAGACCTGGTCGATTGGAAGAATATAAAGTCATCTATAGAGAGAACGGACACAAGAAACAATGGCAAAATCTTTTCGTAGTCAGAAGTATTTAAAGAGGGCCGACACATACCTCGTCCTTGACACGATGCACAAAAGAGTGAACAAGATGTGTATCTCTCTGGGCATCCCACAAGATCCAAAGTCATATGTATACTTCGACCTCGCTCTTTTGAGCATTCCCCAGGGGGAGAGGAGGAAGATTCTCAAGCAGATATTCAGTAAGTGGGGGACGGATATAAAACTAGAACACGAACCTTACTTATTAACATTAGAAAAATTTACAAAAAAAGTTTTGGAGGGTTTCGAATAATGTGTTACATTCGCAAAACATTAATAAAGAAAACTTATAATTATGTCAAACATAACAATTTCACCAAAGACGGTTATGCCGTTCATCGAACCTCGCAGAGAGGAAATGATTAAACTGATGGGAGGAGAAGAAGTCCTCATGAGAGAGATGTCTTTCGCCATCCAAGCTGCTAACAACAACCAAGTGTTAGCGAATTCTAACCCACAATCAGTTGCAATGGCTGTGTACAATTGTGCATTGACCAAGTTGTCTCTGAACCCTGTGATGAACTTGGCTTACCTCGTTCCTTTCAAGGGCAACGCTAAACTAATGCCAGGCTACCAAGGGATGATTAAACTTATCTCTGATACCGGTATCATCAAGTCGGTTTCTTCGGGAGTAGTTTACCGAGGAGATGACTTCGACATCGTGCAGGGTACATCACCTCGCATCAACCACAAGCCGAAGGGAGAGACCTTCAAGGTTGACGATATCATTGCTGTGTACGCAATCTTCGTGTTGCATAACGATGAGACCTTGTTCGAGGTTATGTGGAAGCCACAAATCGATGCTATCAAGAATCGTTCAGAGACTGGTCGCAAGGATGTTGGCCCTTGGTCTACTGACTATGCAGAAATGGCTCGTAAAACCGTTGTGAAGAGAGGTTGGAAGTCTATCCCAAAGTCTTCATTTGCCTTGGATAAGATTGAGAAGGTTAACACCGCTATTTCTATTGACAACGAGGAGTACAAGACCGTTGAGTATGTGAAGATGAGCGAGGAGCAAGTTGAACGCTTACTTGAGAAGACTACCAATGTGGTAGAACTTGAGACTGCTCTATCTGATGAGTCAGTAATGATTGATCCAGAGCAGAAGAAAGAGATCATTGAGAAGGCTCGTAAGAAAGTTAAAGGAGGGGACAATGAATAATCTATTAAACGAAATCCTAAAGGAACAAGCACAAGCGTCTAATCAACGCTCACAGGCTTGGTTCAACGCTCGTGTTGGTAAGTTCACCGCATCAGAGATATACAAACTAATGACTCAACCTCAAACAAAGGCAGCGAGAGAGAACGGAGAGTTGTCCGAGACCACCAAGACTTACATCATGGGTAAGGTTGCTGAGGAGATGACCGGTATTGAGCAGACCACTAACTCTGCCGCTACGGATTGGGGTGTTGAACACGAAGCGGAGGCTTGTAATCTATATGCCGAGATGATGGAATCTCACGTTGACTCTGTAGGGTTTATCCCCTACGGAGACCACGCAGGAGGCTCTCCCGATGGCATCTGCTCACGCTTCGGTGTGATTGAGATTAAGTGTCCATATAACTTCGAGAACCACGTTCAGAACCTTCTGATTGCTGACGAGGATGACCTATTTAAGCAGAGAAAACCTTATTGGTGGCAGTTGCAAATGAATATGATTGTTGCAGGAAAGGAAGAGGGTATGTTCATATCTTACGACCCACGAATGGATGGTAAGAACAAGTTAGCGATAATTCCTGTACATTTACAACCTGATTCAAAAGAAATTTTGGACAATGCTATCGAAATGGCAGTTAAATACAAGCAATTTTTAATCGAAAAGTTAGGCAAAAGATGATTCTAGACGAACACAAAAAACATCAGATAATTGCATCTATGCTACACGCTAATGCGTTTGTAAACATCTCCGACCAAATCGGGCCACCCTTTTGGGAGAAGGAGGTGAAGATGAAGGGTAACCAGTTCGTTAAAGCTGCCGAGCAGAGATACAAAGTATTAGCCACCGCCCTCTTTGACCTTGAGGGTGGTGACTACTACCTTCGAGCAATGGGTGACGCTGAGGAATTGATAGAGGAAATCTCTACACTACCCTGGTTTTCTTACTACGATATCGTTCAACTAATTAAAAAATACAAGGATGAAAAAGCTTTGGAAGAGAGAGAGAAAGTTCAAAAAAGAATGGACTCTGAACCCACAGCAGAAGGGTGAGATTTATATCTCATTTGCTGTATTAATCATTATCTTTATCTACACACAACTCTCATGAAAGATCACCACAAGTTTTTAGCACTTGCCATAGGTATATTAACCTTCATTGCCACCATCCACATCCTTAGTGTTAAGGAGATGGAGGACAACAATGACGCTGATGCTATCCTCCGTAATCAAATAGAGGAACATCAGAAAGTTATAGATGCCAAGCAAGTGGAGATTACCCAACTTCAGCAGACTCTTACAGGTCTGAAGGGAGATGTGGTTGTAATAGATAATAAATCAAAGGAAACTAAAACCAAATACAAAGATGAAAAAAGGTATATTGATCTTGCTACTCCTAGTCAGCAATCAAGTCTTCTCTCAACTAACCTCACCCAGTTCAAGGATCTTGATAAACAAGGATACTTTGACCTGCCTGAAGGATACTGAAATCAAAATCATTAACAAGATAGCGGCATCGGAGAGGTTCTACCACTCTATGTATGACACTCACTTGAGTAAGATTGCTAACCTTGAGAAGCAAATATCCACATTGGATATGATTGCCGATGATTATAAGATTTCTTTCGAGGCTAAGTCAAGTCAATACGAATTATTACAGATGCAGTATAACTTAAAGGCAAAGGAGTACGATGAGTTGGAGAGTTCTTACTGGATTCTTGACACCAAGAAAACTACATGGAAGACTCTAACAATTGTCGGTATACCAGTATCCTTTGTTGGAGGAGTTCTACTTACCGCTAAACTTTTAAACTAATATAAATGAAAACACTAGCAGACAGAATTAAATTTTTGCCAATCACACAAGACCTTGTCAAGTCATCAACCCTTGACCTATCCCACATTGGAACACAAGTTATTGAGGGGAAAGTTATTGAGGTTGGACCAGAGATTGAAGAGGTTAGCCTTGGAGACATCATCCGATTCAATGAAAAGACTCCAGTATACCTTGAGGAAAAGGGTGTGAAGGTTGGCTACATCATGGAGTCTGACGTGCTACTTATAATGGGCAATGAGAAGGAAGGTTAGGTATTGGAACGATATCCAAATTGAGGATGGTGCTTGTTATATGTGGAATGGAGAGTACCAAGTTATAACATTCAACAACTCAAAGGTCGGATACTTTCACACTTGGGGGATTGTCTCTGGAGAAACTGTCGCTCTGATTGAAAATTATGAGGGACATATTGAGGCAATTAACCCAACATTTGTTAAATTTACACACGAGAACACAACCACACCTCATTTGTTTGAAGCATTATCCTTCATAGAAGATCAGGAGACGAGAGAGAGGGTTATAAATGTTTTCTTGAATACAAATGAGTACAATAAAGGTTAACATAAAACCTCTGTCCATAAACAAAGCCTTCCAGGGAAGGAGATTTAAGACAAAGGATTACAATGAATATGAAAAGTCATGCCTATTGATGATGCCCCGGCTACGGTTTCCCCAAGGCAAGGTCGCACTTCACATACGGTATGGCTTTTCTAATAAAGCATCAGATGTAGACAACCCAACCAAGTTGGTGTTGGACATTATGCAGAAGAAGTATAAGTTTAACGACAAAGATGTTTATGAGATCCATCTCTATAAACTGATTGTCCCACGAGGAAAAGAGTTTTGGGAGGTTACTATCATCCCTCTCGAGTAAGTTTTTTTACTGTTGAGCAAAGGCGGTTACTTCAAACGTGGAGTGCCGCCTTTTCCGTTTTATGTCTAATCCCTTCATAAAGACTACCTTTAGAGCAGTTTTCACTTTCCCATAAAGGTTGCAAGTTGTCTAAAGCAAAAGCTTTTTTCACCTCTTCAGTATTATCCAAGTCAAACAATACTAATGGTTTTATATGATCTATATGCCACCCATTTCTCCCGTAATTACCCCAATTCATTTCAGGTAAAAATTTAGATTCCAAATGTTTCACTAATTCTAATGATGTATAACCTAATAAATCAAATGTTTTGAATTTTTTGTTTTTTATATTTGTAGAAATCATAGACCTCAATCTACATGACATTAATCTTGCTGGATTTTGTTTTACCTTCTCACTATACTTCTTATCAGATTTAGCCTTTATTTTTTTATACCTCTCAGATTTTTTGTATAATTTTAATTTCTCTTTATTTACTTCCCTATAAACTTTACTTAGTTTACTTTTTTTTTCTTTATTATTTTCATTCCATTCTTTTAGATATTCTTTTCTAGAAGGCTCTTTTTTCCTACATTCTTTACACTTGTGATGCCTGCCATCTTTATGAGTTTTATATAAACCAAAACTATCTAAAGGTAAAAAAACCTTACAGGTGCAACATTTTTTAGTAGGTATCATCATTTTTTTGTAGAAGATCCGTCACGACCATTACGTTTTCTATTCGCTGACTGACCTTCGCTAACAACCTTACCAACTTTAGTATGGCTCATATCCTTACCATCCTTATTTCCGTAAGTTCCAGCCTTACGATTCTCCTTGTTCAGTTCTGAACGATACTTACGTCTCTCGGGAGTAGAGTGATATTCTTTGTTGTAAGCGTCTTTTTTAGCCTTCGCCTTTGGATTGGACTGAAAGTATTTGGCACTCTCTGACTTGCCTTTTTTAATACCTGCTAATGAATTTCTCATGTAACAAATATAACACTAAATTTGTTACGATGATTATACATGAAATACAACAAGTGCTTTGGGTGGAGACGGAGTTAGGTGATGGAATTGCCTTATTCCTCATGGACTACGGAATGCAAAATAATACTGTGTGGGTGGTATCCTTGGAGGATACCGGAGAGATAAAACACTTTGACTCAAATCAAATTAGGCTGTGCAAGAACCACACTATAAACCTTCGCTGTAATAAGCAATCTTGAGGATCTCGTATAACTTGAATACATAGGCCCAACGGCTATCTTTCTGCAACAACTTTTCTCTTGACATGGTATGCCAATCTGTGTGGTACTCCGCATTAACAAAAATGATGTTGGAGGGATTGAGACGATAGGCAGGAAAGGCTCCCTTGCCTAGTATGTGAAAGCAGATTGATGGAGAGAACTCCAACTCCCTTCCTGTTACATAACATCGGTGTTTACGACTCTCCCATAGATGTTTGAAGAGATCCATCTCGCCGGTAGCCTTGTACTTCTTCTTCATTGGAGTGCGTTTCAAACCCTTAGACTTAGGCTTTGCATCCTCTCTGTAGTTCTTACAGAATGTACGGTTAAAATCCGTACAAAAACACTCCTCGGCTTGACACTTCATTGGCGTTTTTCATTTTGTTAGAAACACATAAGGAGGATTTCTCCCCCTTATATGAACCTAAATCAATAATCAATAAATCTATGAGAAACAATTGAACATTGCAAATGTACAAAATAATCTTTTGTAATTGCAAATGTTAATAAATTTAATTCTCTTCAATCGCCTCTGGGCTGTCAGAGTTTTGCTCCTGAGCAATCTTACTTAGGAAGTTCAGTAGCGGCAGTCCAAATTTGGTCGGCATCTCCTGGATAAAAGCTTCAAGCTCTTTTACTTGTGTTTCGTTAAGTGTAATCATAATATTTGTGTTTGAGCAAATGTACGATTAAAAACTTAGGATTACAACTCCTATTGCCTTTGCCACGCACTCCGTAACCCACTCGTTATCCGTTCCCCACGCTGCGAACTCCTCTTCAGTGAGGGTGTAGTTACCATTTGAAAGCACTGTGCCTTCTTCGGTCTTTAATTCGTAGTAGGTAGTGCAAGTTGTTGCGCTTGTTTCGAAGTTCAGAATGAGTACACTCATCTCTGTTGCTGTTCCTGCGTTGAGAGGAAAAGTGATTGGTTGAATTTTAGCCATTTGTATTTATATTTATTATTATACTGAAGTTATTGTTTCCCACGCTGATGCGCCTCTTACGCAAAGTTTACCAAGTGTTGTATCGTAAACTACTAAACCCGCAACAGGTGAAGCAATAGCGTTCTTTTGCGTTGTTGTCATACGCGGAGGAAGGAAACCTTCTGTAGTGCTATCTATTTGCATTTTAGCACTTGCGCTTGGCGCATTTGTTCCTACACCAATTTTACCTGCTGCAAATATACCATTTACTGCTGAAGGGT